TTCAATAAAAGTCTTTGCAGTTTCGGATAAAACCTCTCCCTTACTACGGGGAGAAGTCATCAATTTACCTAAACCACTGCATCTAAATTGTATCATAATTTTTACATTTTAATTTAATATATGTGGTAATTTTTACCCCTTATCTTTTACAATAATGCGATTGTTTTAGTTTGTGATTCTGTTAACTGAAATTTAGATAGGATTTTCTTAAACTCCTCTTTGGTCATATCTCCAGCATCTACTTGTTTAAGTCCATTTTGGAATCTATCCTCCGTGATGCTTGGCTTCGTGTTTTTAACGTAATCTGAAGCACTATTAGAATCGTCATCCTCTGACTGCATTGAACATAAAGAAAGTAAAGTATACCTACGATAGTACGTTATTGCACTTCCTATCTTTTGCGGGTCAAGAATATCAGGAAGTCGCATAAAAGATTCAATGGTTTCATTAGTATCAGTATCAATGATAATACTGAATACGTTGCCATCTTTAATAGGTTGAATAAGTAGTAGACCATTTTCTAATAGTATTGGTTCGATTGCTTCTAATGCAGCATTAATATCTACATAATTACTCTTAAAGTGTGGATTCTTTGCGTTTTTACTTGCTTTGCCAATTTGTTGCTTGGCTTTCCACATTTTAAAATAGATTCCGTGTGGTCTTGGAATCGCATCCTCAAAGGATTCTTTTGTTGTTTTCATATTATTTGTTTTTTAGTTTATGCTAATATACTTATTTAATTCTGATCTATCTACATAGACAACATTAATATATCGAAAATATGTAAAATTAATTTTTTCGTACTTGGAATGGCAGACAGTTACTGGGTAAAGTTTTTTCTCTATTAGTTCTTTCCATTGATACTTTACTTCAAAACATTGTAAATCTTCTTTTCGGTGTTTATATAGATGCTGTGCTGAAGAATTGTGCATATCTAAATAGTTTGCGATTTCTTCGTATGTATGCCCAGCATCTTTTAATTGAATACAGGCTTCTTGTTTTAGTGTGATGAAATAAACTCCCCTGTATCTTATGCCTTTGAAATAGTTTCTTATTAGTTCTTTATCTATTCCAACTTCTTTAGGTTCTGATATATTACGTTCTTTTCTGATGTATTTATTCTTTATTTGTACTTGTCCTTTAATATCTGTAAGTTTCATATTCGTGTTTTAATCGTTCAATATATAGCGTTGCATCCATCAATTCTTCCTGTAAGTGGTTGAGCCAGTCTAATAGGTTTAAATCTTCACGTTCTAAAGTAGTCCCATATTTTTCTAAACCTGCTTCTGATCTCTCACAATATTTATTTAGCACTTGTTTTACGAATCTGTCCATAGTTATTCAATTTAATGTCGCATACTCTGAGATATAAATCCATATTGAAATTACCTCCCTTTTCCTGTCTTACTGATGGCTTACTCCACCATCGTTTAATCATTGCTATCGGTATTGTTTTCATAGTTTTCTATTGTATATGATTCTATTAGACTATCACAAAGTTTAATCATTCGTTTAATATCTGATTCAGATACATTACCACATATTAAAGTAAATTCAAGTAAATCCTTAATGTATTCTGTTGTTTCTGTTTTTCCTTTTAAATAGGATTTGAAGTCAAATTTTTCCATAGTTCCTGTTTTTAAACGTTAATATCTCTTGTTAAATAAAGTCCGTATAGAACTACAGACCAAAAAATAGCGTAAACTAAACGCTGACCAAAAGGTGTTAAATGTTTCATAGTTCAAATATTTCAAAGGTTACTAAATCATTCACATTGCTATTTGCTGCGATTTTTTCAGCGTAATCAATCGCATCATTCAAGTCAAAGAAAGTGTAGATATTATCGAATAACACATTTTTGTTACTGTCTAAAAAGTTGATTTTAAAAGTTTTCATAGTTTTTGTTTTTAATTGTTTCTACAAATATACACTACTTTATTAATAACGTGCAAGTTTTTTAACAATTATTTTTAAATTATTTTCATTTTCTCAATGTTTATAAGGCTTTCAGAAGCAAAAAAATCCCCTCACATTTCTGAAAGGGGACTTAAACTAACCAAACAAACTATGAAAAACTAACTTTTCAAAGATATATGATATTATCTAACTTTACCGTTTATTATTCTATGGTTATTAACAATAAAGTTTCCTACCTCATCAAATTCAACATAAGCGAATCCGTGATTCCATTTATTAAATGGCATATACTCGGGAGATAATCCTGATAAACATCCAACTGACCAAGTAGTAACAACATTACCGTTTAAATCTTTTTCTGAATGTTCTGATGTTTGGTGATGGTGTCCTACCAATGAATCACTTTTAGCTCTCATATAAAGCCCTCTCGCAGCGTTTACAGGACTAAATACACTTTGCCCAAACTCGTGTCCGTGAAGTATGCTTAAATTACCTGCTTTGATAATTTGAGTAGATTTTATTTCTTGGATACCTAAAGCACCAAATTGTAGAACAGAAGATAATTCAAAATCTGCAATACCTAATAGTTCAGGAGCCTGTACTCTTAAATAATTTTCCCATCGTGCTTCGTGGTTTCCTATCTTAAAATATATAGGGCATTCAAACTCATCTTTAAGGTAATTAAGAAAATCTCTTACCATTTCTAACTCACCAGCTAAATCACGCAATCTTCTATCTTTAATGAATCTACTCGCTTGATACATATCAATAATATCTCCGTTCAATAATATTGCGTTAGGATTAAGTTTTTTGCCATATTCCAATGCAATTTGTAAAGAATCTATATCGTGGTAAGGAATATGTATGTCTGTAAGCACTAAGATGCGATTATTTCCTTTTGGCATTATGAAAGGCATTACTTCCTTATAATCGCTTTCAGGTATCTTTTTACTTGCCATTGCTTCTTTCTTTTGTTCTGCTGTTCTTTTGAATATACTCATACCTTCATATCTTTTATCTGAACTTTCTCCTCTTAATCTTCGTGCTACTGCTCTTGCATTATCATAACTTGGAAATTCAACAGGATGGTTTTTATTTAATAATGTAGCAAGTGTTCGGGTAGGAATTTCAGGATTTTCAGTAAGATATTCAATTATAATATCCTTTCTTGCTTTCCAATCTGTATTATTCATTAATATAGTGTATAAGGTACATATAATGTTTGTCCTTGTTTTTTTATCATTCGTAATACTTCATTACGATTACCATCTTTTTTGTGTGAGATATGAAACCAATCTGCACTATGTTGATTACCACCTTCCCAAATTAATTGGTCGAATGTAATATTCTTAATTATCCATTCAAATATATCTTTGTCGTGTAAGTCTAAATCCATTGCTTCGCCTTTGCAATGTTGTGATGATGTGCTACCTCCTATTTTTTTATTTAGTTTAGCACTTCTAAAACCACTATTGATTTTTATTGGATGTCCTACCTTTGCTCTGATAGGTTCAAAAACATTAACACACAAAAGTATTGCTTTCGTTGTTTGCGATTCGTTCATTTGATTGTCAATACCTAGCCTTATCGCTGTGGGTGACATCTCGAATTCGCTCTTGGTTACGTGATTACTTAAATTCATCATCTTTATTAATTATGAATGCGACAACTATCAACACAATAAGTACTGATATAACGTACATCATCCCCTTATTATTAGTTCTTTAACTGCACTTGATAACTCACTCACATTTTTTGCAAGGTTCTTGATTTCAAGTTGTGTTTGTTCTTGGATTGCTTGGTATTTCAATCTTGCTTCTTGCTCTACAAGTTCAATCTTGCCTTTTTGCTTTCCTATTTCTTCCGTGTTTTTGCGTACATCATTATGTACAATTTTAAGGAAGTAACCGATAATAGTTGTTGCAGTAGCAATAATAAACATCCAAATTGTTGCACTATCTATTGTCATCGTTGTTCAGCCGTTTGTGCAATAGTGGCTGCCGTTGTGCCTATTGCGATTAAATACGAAGATACCGCTACCAATCCAACAGGTAAACTAACAGGAAGTGTTGCTATTGCTGTTCCTACTCCTGCAACTATTAAACCAATGTTTCTCACTTTCTTAAAGAAAGGAGGAGTAGTTGATTTGATTCTTTTTATAATTCTCATTTTGATAATGATTTAATGAATGCCTGTAATTTAATTATATTACTCTGTTTTGGTTTATAAGTACCAGCCATAATTAATCGTGTTTTGGTTCGGAAACATATCACCATTTGCATTTTCGTAGTATTCAGGAAATGATGCTTGATTGAAGCACATATAGTCTTTAAATCTTGTTGTATAGTGTTGTGCAATGCTCTGTTGTTTATTGATTAGATAATCAACTTCCTCTTTGCTTACAGTTTCGCTTGTTTCACTACCACCTTTATAAATACCTTTATTTGCTATCTGATAACTCGCAAACGGTAAATATTCATATAATGCCCAATGTATTACCATAGGCTTAATATATGTCGTTAAAAGAGATGTATAAGGCTCTGCTAAGTCATCAGCAACAATGTCATCGTTTATCTTCATAAATAGACGTGTGCCTAAATATTCCTGTATATGTGTATCTTGTGCTATTTTGACAAATTGAATGAACTTATCAGGGTCTACATTGCCATTTAATGCAGTGAATTTTTTAATATCTTCTGTTGTTACAAATAATGCTTGTGCCATATTATTTTCCGTAATTTGGGTGATGCCCATTGTTAGGCATATCAATAGGTGCTATCTTACTTTCAGTAGTACCGTAAGGTCTTGGCTTGTATGATTTTGGTATACTTGCTACTTCTTCAGAAGAACTCAATGCCTTATCTTCTACATAGCCTTTTCCGTCTTTTTTAGTCTTTAGTTTATAAAGTACTTCACTCCAATAATGACCACAATTTACACCACCTTTGAACTTGAATAAATCGTATGGCTCTCCTTTATGACCTAATTGTTTATTCACTCCTGCTCTACTTGCTTTGTCAATGTCTTCTAAACGATAAACTACACCATTTGCAGTTCTACTCATCATATTAGAACAGAATCTTCGTGTTTTGTCTTTATTGTATCGTGCAGAATACTCGTATCTCACCTTGTAAACTGACTTGTCTAAGTTTGAATCTCTACTAGGAAACGAAGTAATATAATCAGCAAGTTTAGTAAGCATTGATTTCTTAGGTTCGTGTTCTTGAATCCATTCGTCAATACTGCAATTCGTATCTTTATATTCTCGTTTATCTACTACTTCCCATTCATCACCCATTGCTTCCCCTTGCAATTCTTCAAGGATGCTATCTCCTACCTCATCTGTTAAATCTACATCACTACTCATATTGACTGTAGTTTCTGTAGGGTCTATAATAGTCAATCTTTCAAAGTATAAGTCAAGTGAAATACCGTTAAAAGATAATATTTGGTCTAATCCATCAAGTATAAGTTCTTGGAATGGTTTTATCGTAGTGTTATAAAAATAAGCAGAAGCAACTTTTATTTCATCAGCGTTAGAACTGAAACCCTGTCCTCCTTGATTGATTCCTATAAGCATTGAACTCGTTACATTGTGTCCATTCAATATCTTGTCACGTGCTTCTGTTGCTAACCATGAATAATGCTCTGGTGCATCTGTTAGGCTTATATCTTCAACAGTAGTAGCCAAGTCTTTGTTATTATTAAAAGAAACAATAACTTTCTGTCCTGTGCTGCCTGTCAACTTGTTCATCACTTTAGTAGTGATTTCTTGTTGTTGTTCTTCTGTTGGTACAAGTCCATTAAAGTTTATGACCTTTGTTCCAGAAAAACTATTTTTAATCTCGTTAATTAGATATAATGCTATTTCTTCTTCTGCTACACAATAGTCTAAGGCACCCAAATAATCAACAAAACTAAAGTACTTCTGACCTACTGAGTAATGACCCAACACCAACACTTCAATACTTTCTGATGAAGTTCCCATAGTGGGTATTCGTGTAGGTGTATAACGTTTAATATCCTCCCAATTATCCGAATAGTAGTAAGCGTTTATTTTGCCTTTTTCATCACACTTCTCGGGTCTTAAAAGATTCATCGGTATGTGTTCTACCTTTGCTATTTTCTTTCTGTCCTTTGTATAGATAAGTTGAAATGCACAATTACCTAACATCTTCAAATCCATAATAACAGAACGAAGCATATTTTTACCGAATAGCATCTTCATCTGTGCGTATTCGTTTGGCTTCCTTCCTGCATCTTTAGCGTTTAAGCCATTGCCATAAATCAATCGTGAAATGTTGTTTATACAAGCATTATTCGTAGTTGAATTTTGATAGCAGTTAATAAGGAAATCATAATATTTATTATGCTCTCCGTATTCTACCCATTCATTACGTTTGCTTTCGACAATTTTAGGCTGTGTGTATTGGCTTAAATTGATAACGTGAATATCATTCATAAATTATAAATTCGTTGTCAGATGATTTTTGTACGTACTCATCTTTATTAATTGTGTATTCAGTGATTTCTTGATTTGTGCAAAACACCTTATCCTTATAAACTACATTCGCATCGTCATCGAATATAGTAAGTGAGTAAAAGTTACCTTCTTTAGTATCTACGATGTGTGTAATCTGATGGTAATATCCGATACGTTCAGGAGATACGTTATAACTATATACCTGACCACTACTTTCATTGACTAAACGTAAATTCACTCCAGTGTAATATCTTGGAATAAACTTAAAAGTCTGCGATGTATTTTGCTCTTTTAGGATAATCATATACTTATATAACTTATACTCCGTGTTTTTGTTTTAAATAAAAAAAGGGATACATCTCTGCATCCCTCTTTTATCGTTGATTAGATATTAATCAGCCGTAATTAAACTACCATCTACCAAACTAATCATACCTGATTCTGTAGTAGCATTAATGTAATTAGCAAAAGTTTTCTCACGAGCAACAAGAGTAACTTCGTATCCTGTCATATCGCCCATAGCAGCACCACTATTTGCATTGATTGTAGTTACATCACATCCAAACTCTAAGCCCATCATAAAGAAACTTCCTGATGTTGTGCGAACAATTACTTTAGGATTACCCCAAGCAAGTAACTTAAATTGTTTGTGGTAAATAGAACTCATTATAGGTAGATTCAAAACAAGTGTTTGCTCTACAAATGTAGTACCATTTTCACGGGATGAATTCATCACTTGATTGAAAGTAGATGTACCTTTCAAATCATACTTATAAAGATTTGTAGTTGCGTCAGCATTAACAATAGATGTTATCACATCTTCAGTATCTGCACTTCCAAGTGTTACAACACCTAAAGTACCTTCATTAATAAAATAGATAGCATCTAAACCACCTACTGCATCTGTACAAGGTAGAATTCTACCCCAAGAAATATCACAAGCCATTTTTTAAATTATTTAAAGTTTACAAAAAAAGGGTGGCAGATATTCCACCACCCTCGATAATTAATAGATTAATATTAGTTCGCAGAATTTGTGATTCCGTAAGTAACCATATCTTCTGCCCATCCGTAACATGCACCAGCAGCGAATTTCATAATCACTCTTACGTTGTTACTTCCATCCAAATCACTCATATCCAAAACTTTACATTCTGACATATCAGAAAGCAAAGAACATCCAAAGTAAAGGTTATCTACTGTTGTAGCGATAGCTGTATTGTTTGCCATTCCATTAGCCATAAAGATTGGAATACCATCAAAAGACAATGCTCCGTTTGCATACCACATTGTACCTTCAGCATTCATAC